ATAAATATGGCAGAACAACCAGAAATGGAATCTGCAACAGATAATCCTTCACCGGAAACTGTTGTACCAACGCCCAAGCCTCTAAACACACAAGGAGAGGTAGCTGACGCCCTGAAAAACTTACTTAATACAGACGCCTCTAAGAATCAGGAAACAGCAAGTGAAGAATTAACAAAGGAAGTAAGTGAATCGGAAACGAATAACATTGACACCTTTGAAGATGATGAACTTATAGATCAAGTTGAAGAAGATAACACTTTAAATAGTAATCAGGAACTTTATAAAATTAAGGTCGGAGATCAAGAATTAGAAGTTAGCCTAGATGAACTTAAAGATGGGTATTTTCGTCAGCAAGATTATACTCGTAAAACCAATGAACTTTCTAGTAATAGAAAATCAGTTGATGAACTTAAAAACTCATTAACAAGGAATAACGAGGAGGCAAAAATCAAAAGAGATCAATACGAGAAACAACTTCAAGTATTATCTGAACACTTAAAGACTACTGAAAACCAGGTAGATTTAGATAGGTTGTATCAAGAAGATCCTGCTGAATATGTCAGAGCAAAAGCCGAGATAGATCGTAGGAAAGAAATGATGGAAGCTACTAGACAAGAGCAACAACGATTAAACTCTGAAAAACAAAGAGAGCATGAAAAAAATTATAATGCTTATTTGGAAAAAGAAAGAAATCTTCTTGCTGAAAAACTACCTATTTACAGCGACAAAGAAAAAGGCCCTGAGTTCGTAAAGAACCTTACCAATTTCGCAAAAGATATTGGATATACAGACCAAGAAATTTCAATGTTAGTAGATCATAGAGCAGTTCTTATGTTAGCTAATGCCTATCGTTATAATAGGTTAAAAACAGCTAACGCAAAAAATAAGAAAGTAACTAGAACTCCAAAAGTTGTAAGTTCATCTAGTCCTAAAGTTGTTGAGGAAACAAGTGATGTTGCAAAGCGTATTAACTCTAAAAAAGCAATTCTAAGAAAAAGTGGAAAAGTCACAGACGCAGTAAACATTTTCAAAGAAATGTATTCTTAACAATTAACTAATAGGAGATAAGTATATGGCACAGCCAACAAATACTTTTGATACTTATGATGGCGTTAATTCTATAAGAGAAGATTTAGCTGATGTAATCTATAATATTTCACCAACTGAAACTCCTTTTATGAGCAACGCATCAAAAGGTACAGCGACTAATACTTTGCATGAATGGCAAACTGACTCATTAGCGGCAGTTGCAGTAAATGCCCAAGTTGAAGGTGATGACTATGCAGGTGAAGCAAGAGCCGCAACTTCAAGACTAACTAACTATACTCAAATTTCATCAAAATCAGTAACAATTTCTGGTACTGATGATGCTGTAGATAATGCAGGTATGGGTACTCAAATGGCTTATCAATTAGCTAAAATGGGTAAAGAAATTAAGCGTGATATGGAAAACGCTATGGTTGGTATTGAACAAGCTAAAGTTGCAGGTAATGCTTCTACAGCTAGAAAATCAGCGTCAGTAGGTACATGGTATGGCCCTGCATCACCAACTAACAACTATTCTAAAAATGGATCGCCTTCAGCAGTTCCTCTAGGTACTGGTGCTACTGCAATAGCAGGTGGTACAAACAGAACTTACACCGAAGATTTATTAAAAGCAGGTCTTTTAGTAGCATTTAATAATGGTGGAGAGCCTGATACTGTTTTAATGTCAGCATCACACAAACAACTAGCTTCAGCTTTTAATGGTGTAGCAACTAAGTACAAAGATGCGTCAGACAAAGTATCAATCGGAACAACTGATATTTATGTTTCTGATTTTGGCGAAGTGGCATTTGTGCCTGATAGATTCCAAAATGCTAACAGAGTAGATATTTTGCAAATGGATATGTGGAGTGTTGACTTCCTTAGACCTTTCCAAACTACTGACTTAGCAAAAACTGGTGATAGTGATAAAAAATTACTATTAGCAGAATGGACTTTAACAGCTAAAGCACCAAACGCTAACTATGGTATATTTAACTTAACTGCATAATTGTAGTCTAAGGATAGGGAGGGGAATTATCCCCTCCTTTTTAATTTTAACAGGAGAATAAAATGGGTGTTTTTACAAATAAAAAACATAGTTCAAGTTTGTATAAAAGAGTTGCTGATTCTATTAAGTGTTATCCAATGGTAACATCAGGAGAGAAAAAACAATCTAAACAAACTTCAGGTGGAGATAGAAAATACGATCCAATGCTAAAAATAAGTGGCAATCAAGGATTATCTGTCAAAGGAACAATAGATCAAATGATTATGAAAGCTATAAAATAATATGGCTAAGAAATTTTCTTTAAATGAACCTGGCGATCAATCATCAGTTAAAACAAATTTAATTGTAGATGAGGCAGAAGATAAAATTCATGTAGAAAATTATCAAGCACAAGCAGACATAAAAGAAATACTACAAGCTAATAAAGTTGCACAAAATGAAGGTGCTTATAAATCTAAAGTTTTAAAAGAAGCAAAAGGTTATAGAGTAGCAAGATTACCTAACATTATTGTTCATCAATTAGCAAAAAAAAAAATAATTTCATTAACAGGAAAAGTTTTAGATAAGCCAAAATTTTTTAGATGGCTTAACGATCCTGATAACAGACACTTTAGGATTTATACAGGGAATTTATAATGGCTCTTACAACTTACGCATTGTTAAAAACAACAATAGCAAATTATCTCAACAGGACAGATCTCACTTCATATTTAGGTGATTTCATTACGCTTACAGAAAGCAGGTTGAATAGAGAGTTGCGTGTAAGAGAAATGGTCAATACAGATACCAGTACAACAACAGTAAGTGGCACACAATCATATTCTTTGCCTAGTGGTTTCTTAGAAGCTAGTGCAGTTATCTATCAAAGTAATCCTTATAGAACATTACGCTTTATGGCTAATGGAGATTTTTATAGAAAATATAATACAAGTCAAACATCAGGACTTCCTACTTTTTTTACAATAGTTGGTAGTAACATTTTATTAGGTGTTGCTCCTGATTCAGCACAAACATTACAAATTGATTATTATAAAACTATAACAGCTTTATCAGAATCAAATACAACAAATACAATTTTAACTAATTACCCTGAGTTATATCTTTATGGTGCATTAGCAGAATCTTCTCCTTTCTTAATGCAAGATGAACGATTAGATACTTGGGCGAGATTATATAAAGAGGCTTTAGCCAACGCAAATTTATCTTCACAAAAAGGATCAATAACATCTTCTCCAATGCAGATGTCAGCAACAGGAATAGTATAATATGATTAAGTTCGGACAATTACAATCTGATCTTCCTACTTATCAAAATTCAGGTGCTTTAAAAGTTGATAATGTAATACCTTTAAAAGAAGGTTATAAATCACTACCAGGATTTCAGGCTTTAAGTAGTACAGGTTTAACAGGTAGTGCAGTAGGTTTGTTTTCATCTTTTCAAGCAGGTGGTGTAACTAACTATGGAGGTGATGCAACTAAATTGTATCAAATGAATAGTTCACAGGTATTCGTAGATAAATCTAAATCAGGTGGATATAATAATAGTACAACATCTAATGCAAGAGATTTTTGGAAGTTTACACAGTTTGGTACAAATATTATTGCTACTAACCATGCAGATAATATTCAAAAGTTTAATCAAGGAACAGACTCATTATTTTCTGATCTAGTTTCTTTAAAAGCAAAATACATTACAGTTATAAATAACTTTGTTGTTGCAGGATATACTACAGAGTCAGGCACAGGCTACAACCAAAGAGTAAAATGGTCAGCATTAAATGACAGTTCAGATTGGACTCCTAGCCAAGCTACGCAATCAGGGTATCAAGATATTGTCGGTGAACATGGTAATATTGTTGGTATAGTTGGTGGAGAACAATCAGGAATAGTATTTTTTGAAAAAGCTATTTACAGAATGTCCTATGCAGGTACTCCTCTTATATTTAGATTTGATAAAATCTCAGACAATATAGGAGCATTTTGTGATAAGAGCATAGTATCTTTTGGTAGTATGATTTTTTTCTTAGCACAAGATGGATTTTATATGTTATCTGGTGGTCAACAACTTACACCTATAGGTAATGGTAAAATTGATGATTTTTTTTATGACGATCTATCTTCTAATTTAGATGGTATATGTAGTGCAATAGATCCTAACAATAGTATTGTTGTTTGGTCTTACAGAGGATCAGATGCAACATCTACTACTACAATAAATAATAAATTAATTATTTATAATTATAGTGTAGATAAATGGTCAACAGGATCAGGATTAGATTTACAATTTATTTCTACAGCATCACAAGAGGCCTTTACAACACTAGAAAGTTTAGATGTTCTAGGTAACTTAGATAATTTACCTAAATCATTAGACTCTTATTTTTATGGAGAAGGGATTGTTGGTTTAGCAGGATTTAATTCAGAAAATAAATTTGGAAAGTTTATTGCAACTTCCTTGTCAGCTACAGTTGATACAACAGAATTTGAAGGAGCAGAAGGAAAAAGATCATCTATCATTAATGTTAGACCGATTGTAGATAGTGAAGAAGATAGTGCTACTGTTACAGTAACACCTATTACAAGAGCATCACAATTAGATAACATTTCTGTAGGAACAGCAGTTTCAACGCAAGATAGTGGAGATTGTCCTATACGATCTAATTCACGATACCACCGAATACGAGTATCAGTAACAGGCAATTTTAAAACAATGAGTGGCGTAGATATAGAGGCAAGACCTGAAGGCAAAAGATAATGGCTGAAAATCAGTTTCCTGTTGTACCTATATCCATACCAGATCATAGTTTACATTTACAATTAGTATCTAATGCTTTGAA